GCAAGTTTAAACCAGATATCAGCAAACTTAAATCAGTAGCGAAAACTGCAGCTATTACAGAATTAGATAAAGTTATTGCTAGTGAAGAACAAAGAGGAGTTGGTAGAAATACTTCAGTTGAAACATCTAAGAAAACAGAAGGAATTTTAGACCTTCTAGAAAGAGCAACAAAAAAATAAAAATAAATTCGTTAAACAAATAAAAACAAAAAACAATGGCTCAATTACTTCCATTACAAAAGTTTGAAGCAAAAGATTATAACGGTCTTGTTACCGATAATCACTTCCATGCTTTGTACCAACAGAAGCCACAGTTGATTAGCAATGTGATCAAGCAGATCTACAAGACTAATCTTCAAGGTAAGCTTCGTGAATTCGTTGACCGTTTCCCTGTAAAAGAAGTTGAGCAGGAAAATGGTTTTTACAACTGGATGTTGCAAGGACAACATGACAAAAATCTTCCTCTAGTTGATGCTGAAACTATTTCAGGAGCATCTATTTCTGCAGGTACTTTTCCTGCTAACGTTGGTGCTAACGGAGAGAGATTCTATCTAATTTTTGACGAGCCTCTATTTGAGGAAACTAACGTACTTCGTGGAGAAGTTGATGATTATCATCTACTTGTTAAGAAGGCTATGGACGCTGGTTCTCGTTATAAGTTTGAAGTTGAACTAGTTACTGATAGCCCAACTAAATCAGTTCCTTCTGAGGAATTAGCAATCGGGTCTCGTTGGTCTAAGTTCTACTCATTGGCGCCTTCAACTCTTTCTTATCAAGGTGCTAAGCCTTACTTCACTTCTCCTTGGAGAATGGAAAACCGTCCGTCTACATTACGTATGGAATATGAAGTAGCAGGTAATACTATTAACAAAGGTAAAAACGAACCACTTGAGTTTGGATTTAACTTTAAAGGGCAAACTGAATCAATCTGGATTAACTACCAAGATCTTGTTGCTCATCATCAGTGTGAAGAAATGTTTGCACGTATGTTGATGTATGGTAAGAAGAACTGGACTTCAGATCATCAGTACCTTAACAAAGATGACAAGACTAAATATGCTGTTGAGTCAGGTGCAGGTTTCTTTGAGCAAATTGCTCCATCTAACGTTCACTACTACAACTCATATGATTTGGATTGGCATTTGGAACTACTTCTTGATATGGGAGTTGGTAAAATTGAAAGAGGTCGTAGAACAATCCACCTTCTTACAGGTGAATTTGGAGCGATTGAAATCTCTAAGCAAATCCAAGCTAAATCAGGTTCAGGTAAATTTACAGTAATCTCTGACAAGTTCTTGATGGGTAATTCAGATCCAGTTAATCTTGGAGGTAAGAATACTAAATTCTTGCAAGAGCCTCAGTGGAACGTGTACGAATGGTACAACGGAGTAGTTATCATGGTTGAAATCGTTGATTTCTTTGATGATGATGTTTACTTCCCACAGAGACACCCTGATGGAAAAGGACTTGTAGAATCTCACAGAATCCTTGCTTTGGATTACGGTGATAATGCAGGTATCTACAGAGTTAAACCTAAAGGAGTTCCTGATTACAATTGGGCGTATATCCCAGGTATGAGAGATCCATTCTCTCCTGCAGGAAAAGGTTCGCCTAAGATGGTAGCTTCAAGAGTAGACGGTTATGAAGTACACTTCCAGAAGTGGGGTGGTATGATGATCGAAGATCCTACAAAAGTTGTAGACCTACGTCTTTCAGTAGAAAGATAACACTATAAACCAAAAATGTACCTCCCAGAGATGAACGCCTGGGAGGGCATTTTTAAAATGAGAGAATTAAATAAATAAAAATGGAGACAGCAGAAAAAATAAGTTATGGAACTTTTCTACAAAATAGAATCGTATCTGTAAAACCTGTAGAATCATCAGGTAAATGGAACACACTTTTAGTGCAAGGACAAGAAAAACAAAAAGATCCATTCTTGTACAACAAAGTAAAAAGGAGCTATCAAGTACCACTTAATAGCCAAAACTTAGGGGGAGGAGTTAAAGTAATTTTGGACGATCAAAGGAGAGTCCTTATACAAAAATATGAAGAGTCATTTCCTCAAGGAATGACAGAAAAAGAGTTCTTTGAAAAAGAGTTAGGAGCAGATTTAAATCCTACATTACCACAAAACGAAAACTTCTGGAGAACAGACAGAAGAGGTCGAGTGGTAATTACAAAAGAAGGTGTTACCTTAAATTTAAGTCTTCCTCTTGACATGTTAAAATATAAGATTCTACTTTCTAATAGAATGCTTATTTCTCCTTCATATGAAGATAGAAAACTAAAAGCTACCTATGAATTTATGATTGTAGATGAAAGCAAAGTTACTTCTAAGAAACTTGAAGAAGCATCTCTTAAAGCGCAAGCATATGTTAAGTTTGCTGAAATTACAAATAGCAAAACTGCTACTATTGGATTTATCAAGTCATTAGGAAGAACAATTCCTGCAACTGCAACAGAAGAATGGTTAAAAAGTGAAGTACTTAATATTGTAGAAAACAATCCTATTTATTTCTTAGAGATTGTAAATCATCCACAATACCAAGAAAAGATCTTTATCCAAGAAGCTGTAGAAGCAGGAGCAATTATTAGAAAAGGTGAGAAGCGATATACTTTAGATAATGGTATAGAGCTCGGAGACTTAACCGATGTAATTAATTATCTTACTAATCCTGAGTATCAGGAAGTAAGATTAAGAATTAAAGCAAAAATTGACTTAACAAAACGTAAGTAAATATGACTGCAAATGAAATGGCTGATAAACTAGACGAGAAGTTAGATAGAGCTTCTAGTTATGGTTCTCCTGGATACGAAGATTTTGATTATTCTTCTGTTCTAACGGAAGCACAGCATTTGTATGTTAAAAAGTTCTTTGATGAATTAAATAATAGAAAGCAAAAAGGCTTTCAAGAAATTGAGATACGAAACCAGGGACTGGGGGCGTTAATTATCGACGCTCCCTCTCTAGTTACTTCTACATCACAAGTTGGTA